GTAACGGAGAGATAGAGAAAGAGTTAGAGAAAGAGTTAGAGATAGATAATAAGAATTGTCGACTTTCTGACAAAAGTTCGACGGTAGTTTCTGAAATTATCGACTATCTTAATCAAAAAACAGGCAAACATTTTAGGAAAAGCATTGCCAATACTACTAGAGCTATCAATGCAAGAATCAAAGAGGGGTTCACTGTAGATGATTTTAAGGCAGTTATTGACAAGAAAGTCATCGAATGGGGTAAGGACGAACGAATGAAACAGTACCTTAGACCACAAACCTTATTCGGAACAAAGTTTGAAAGCTACCTAAATCAAGATTTAGTGGAACACAAAACACAAACAGATAAAGCTATTGATGTGGCTAAGAATGTAATTGAGTATTACCAGGAAAGAGAGGAACAAGATGGCAAAGACGGATACGGCAAAAGCTTTGGCACTGTTACAGACCGCTTTTAGTCAACACATGGACGATAAAAAGATGAAACTCTATGTTGAAATGTTGGCTGACATTAATCCTATGACATTGGCGGTGGCAGTTAAGAATGCGATTAATACTTGCGACTACTTGCCAAGTGTTGCTACACTCCGCCGACTGGCTGGCAATGTATCTGCTTATGTTAATGACAAAGAGCAAGAGGGTATATCTGATGCTTGGGGGGTTGTTATGAAAGCGGTTAGATTGGGTGGCTATGAAAGAGGTTTGGAATATCTTGATGGAATTGTCTTGGAAACGGCTAAGCCAATGTGGAGAGATATTTGTTATGACGAGAATATCATGGCGAGCCGAGCGCATTTTATGAAAGCCTATGAGCAGAATGTAAAACGAGCCAATGAGCGGACTTTAATCCGTGAGGCAGTTGCCAATGTTCCACTGATGCAAGAGGCAAGAGAAAAAGCAGTGATTGCCAATACCAATGAGGGTAGAAAGAGGATTGCGTTGCTATGTAATGGGCTTTTGAAAGAAATACCTGAATAGGGGTCGATTAAGTGAATAGAAAATGCCGTGTTTGTAACACGCAATTTAATCCTGACCATAGCGAAAACGATTTTATTTGCCAGGCATGCGTTAACAGACAAAAGAACGGAGAGCCACCAGTTAAGTATAGACACCATAGCGAATGGGAAATGCGGAAACTGGTGGAATCCAAAAAGAAAGAGAGCAAAAAGAAACCTGTTGGAAGTGGCTATGAGATACATACCTGTACTATATGCGGTCAAGAATTCGTAGCAACCCATAAAGCACAAAAGATATGCTCTTACGAATGCAGAAAAGAACGAGATAGGCGTTATTGGCATGAAAGGAAGGAAAGGGAGAAAGCAAATGCTAACAGAGGACAAAATGAATGACCTGGAACAGGCTTATCATGAAAGTGCAACACGGCTGCCAAGTGTAACGGTTACAGTACATTATTCAGGCAGTACGGATTATGACTATGAGGATTGTACTTTGGACGAGGCTATAGAAATGGCTAAAGCGGAATTCAAAGAAGAATGTAAGAATACATATTTGTATCTATCAATCGATAGAGTAGAGGGGTGATAGACATGGAACAATACTTTGCAAGAGTAACAGGGTATCCTGACGCGGTAATTCCTGAAAGAAAAACAAAAGGCAGTGCATGTTATGACATATGTGCCTATAAAAACGGCAAAATTGAGCCTGGAGCGATTGTTTTAGTGCCGACTGGTATAAAGTGTCGAATGAGGCAAGAAACTTTCTTACAGGTCCAATTACGCAGTTCTATTGGGATAAAATACTCCGTTCGATTGACCACTGGCGTCAGCATTATTGATGCGGATTATTTTGATAATCCTGATAATGAGGGTCATATATTCCTACCACTAAAGAATGATGGTAACGAGACATTCTATTACGAGGCAGGTCAGCGATTGGCTCAAGGGGCATTTATCCAATATGGCAAGGTAGACGGTGATATGACAGTGGCTGAACGGACTGGCGGATTCGGTAGCACAGGAAAGGAATAGCCATGATTGAATTTGAACATCTTGATTACTGGGGATTCTCCCATGCCATGAGAGGCATGAGGAATCCGTTGGAAAGCTGGCATAAGAATGACACTGTAGAGGATTATGAATGGGTCGACAAGGAACACATTCGCAAAATTGTAAAGATTGGCCCTAATGATCTAGAACTTGCCAAGCGATTGGCTAAAGGCGGAACAGAACACCGCAAGTATGCACGGCAGATATTTGTATCTGTTGACATTACTGCACCTATCTACTGGTGGAAAGAGTATGACACTTACAAGATAGGTACTACGGCTAACTCGACCAGTACAATGCACAAGCTAATGAGCCGTCCGCTTAGGATTGATGATTTCAGTATGAATGGGACAGAGCCTACATACTTTGATGTGCTTTCTACTTTCATCAAACGATTGAACTCATGGATAGAGTTTTACCGCAACACAGATAATAGCCTGCTAAAAGAGGCTTATTGGAGAGGTGTCATTCAGTTATTACCTATGAGTTACAACCAAACAAGAACAGTAACTCTTAACTATGAGGTGGTGGCTAATATGGTATCCCAACGAAAGCACCACAAGTTGAGCGAATGGCTAACATTTTGTGATTACATGATTGAGAGCTTGCCTTATTTCAAAGAGATTTTTGCGGATACAGAGGTGATGGCATGAACGGACTGGAAGAATTGATTGAAATGCGTGATAAAGGGTGGAAGTGGCTAGCAATTAATTGTGAAAACTGGGTTGCCAGGGTGTTTATAGAAATGCCTTATTGGAATGGTGATGCGTATAAAGGTACATGGAGTTCCCACAATGCTATGTGGAAGATTACTCCGAAAAATGGAGAAACATTGGCGTTGCAGAAACACCAAACTTTTGATAGGCCGTTTCCAATTAATGAGGCTATCGATGTATTGAAAAGGTATCACCACCAAACTGACAATCCAACTGACATGGTAAAGAATCATGACCATGATGACATGGTTAACCATCCAAAGCACTATACCAGTGGCAATATTGAGGTATGGGATTTCATTATTGACCAAGACCTTAATTACTGCCTAGGGAATGCCGTGAAATATATCAGCCGTGCAGGTAAAAAGGACGATGCCATTCAAGATTTGAACAAGGCAATCAGATTTCTTGAGCGAGAGATTAAGCGATTGGAGACAGGAAAGTAATGGTTACCTTCATTGATTTCTTTAGCGGAATAGGCGGATTCCATAGCGGATTCGAAAAAGCTGGGATGAAGTGCGTTGGATGGTGCGAGTTCGATCAGTTTGCACAGAAAAGCTATGGGGCATTATATGACACAGAGGGGATGTGGTTCAGTGACGATGTACGAAAAGGACGAGGGTGGGAATTGCCAAATGCTACTATTTGGTGCTTCGGATTTCCCTGCCAAGATGTCAGTATCGCAGGAAAGCAACGAGGCATTAGAAGAGGAACACGATCTGGACTCTTTTATGAAGTTATGCGCCTCATTGACGAATGCGAAGAAAATAAACCCCAATGGCTTGTCTGCGAAAATGTTAGAAATCTATTGTCTATTGAGGGGGGGGCAATGTATATCCGTAAGTTAACACCTAGGGAGTGTTGGCGGTTGCAAGGGTTCACTGATGAGCAGTTCGAGAAAGCCAAAGCAGTTAACTCTGATAGTCAGCTATATAAACAGGCAGGCAATGCCGTTACAGTCAATGTAACTTATGAAATCGGTAAGCATATCATGAATATTATTAACAAGGAGAACAACCAATGAATACAGTACAAATATTAGGCAATTTAACAAAAGACGCAGAGGTTAGATACACAAAAAGCGGTAAGGCAGTAGCTACATTTACAGTGGCAGCAAGCAATACCTATGTAACGCCTGAGGGTGAGACTAAGGAACAAACCGCATTCGTCAATTGCGTTGCATGGGGTAAGCAAGGCGAACAAGTAGGACAACTTGCAAAGGGCTCTAAGTGCTTTGTAGAGGGTCGATTACAGACAAGATCATACGAAAAAGATGGTCAAAAGAAATATGTAACGGAAGTAGTGGCTAACTTTGTTGGTGCTCCGTTGGGTGGCGATACAAACACAACTAGCAACTTTGATAACTTTGGTAAAGATGAGGATGTGCCATTCTAATGCGGTTTATTGTTAATGAAAAGCCAATAGGAAAGCAGCGGCCTAAGTTCTGTTATAGAACAAAGACGCCGTATACACCAAAGGAGACAAGGGAGTATGAGGCAAAAGTTGCTGCTGCTTGCGAAGACAAGATGAAAAAGCTTGGGCTAGAAATCACAGATAAGCCCTGTAAGGTGAGATTGGATATTATGGTTAGTATTCCTAAGTCTTATAGCAAGAAAGACCGCACGGCTTGCCTAGAGGGCAGAAAACTACCTACCAAAACCCCAGATACTGATAATGTGTTGAAATCTATCAAGGATGGTATGCAAAAGGTCTTTTATATTGATGACAAACAGGTTATCGAAGATCATGTGATTAAAAGGTATTGGGAACATGGTGATGCGGTGTATGTGGAAGTGAGTGAGGTGATATAGTGGCAGATGACTATTGTGAGATTGCAAGAAACTATCTTAAGCCAATCTGCAGGTATGGGATTCGTATCGATGTATTGAAAGAGAGGCTTGATACATTAAGAGGAGACCTATATACACTGAGAGCGGTGGATTACTCTAAGGAACGGCTAAGTGGGGGTGGAACGCCATCAGGTATCGATGGTGGGATAGCTACATTGGTTGATGCAGAATCGGCTGCCTTGGCTGAAATGGCTGAGTTGGTTACCAAGAAAGAAACGGCAGTCTCTATTATCAACGAGTTGCCTGACATGGATTGGAAGAACATACTCACCTATGCCTATGTGGATGGATATGATAACCAGGAGATAGCGGATAGGATTAGGTTCTCGGTAGACAGAGTAAAACAGTTACGAAGGGAAGCATTGTATGAATTTGGTCGAAGATTGGAAAATCGCCAAAAAGATTACACTCCATTACACTCAATTACACCCAATTATCCCTGCCGATAAGGTATAATAGTATTGTAATAAGTGTTGGTTAGACACGAATTACACTCCTTGAAGAAACTCATAGTACACACAACGATTGCCTTAGCTGATTGCTAGGGCTTTTGTTGTATTGAGTATCGTAAAGATTACCAAGTGAATTGTACTTAGCTGATTAATAGAAAGCTTAGACAATAAGATTTAGCACTTGGTATGGCTATTATTGGCGACAGTCAATCACTATACAATCGGTGGCGCAGATACCTTTCATCTTGAGATTAATTACAATACATTTTGTCTGCACCTTGCTCTTGCTACTTAGCTATCACGATAGTTTTATTTTTTAAAGATTACAGTATGAGAAATATAAATTATTGATTAGAAACATGAAAATAGTTACATTTCTTTTGGCACGAGAGTGAGTACCACCACATGAATCAATGGGCTAGACAATAATAGCAACGGCTAGCCAATGACATATCTATGTCTAGTGGGTCAGGAAACACTCACGATAAAGGAGAGTTTCTGCTCTGACCAGTGGGGCAAATGAACTGGGATGGCATCCAAGCCTATAAAGTAGGAAATGTTGATGGGGCGATAAGTCTCATCGATTGGAACTACTATGGATGTCCTGGGTATGACAAAAACTGCCTGTACATGGATGGTTACCCAAGAGGCTTAAGGGGCTGCTCTGCTAAAGCAGTAGGCGTAACGAAGTGCGTTGCGTGCGAGGGTTCGAATCCACCACCATCCGCCATAATTAACTACGAGGGATATATGAAAGAGAAGCTGATATCAATCACCTGTCATGACAGTAAATGCATGAACAATAGCAAAGGTAAATGCATTGCTAATGAAATCGTGATAGGAATGCGAGGGAAATGCAAATCGTTTTCTGATACACGAAGCATCATGTTTAACAATGGTGTTGATTTAAGTTCTCAATAAATGGCATATATCTCCGTGGATATACAACAAAAGCAAGATAATATTCTCAACAAGCACTATCTGATTATAGGTGGTGCTTTTTTCGTGCGTTGAAAGGGGGTGTGGAAGTAATGGGTAGACCTAAGAAAGTTAAAGATGTGGGCGGAAGACCTACGAAAATGACAAAAGAGGTATTGGAAAAGCTGGAGTACTACTTAAGCCGTGGCGTAAGTGTTATCAGTGCTTGTGGATTCGCAGGGATTGATAACTCCACCTTCTATGATTGGAAGAACAACAATAAAGACTTTGCCAATAAAGTTGAGATATGGCAGAACGCCTTATCAACAAAGGCTCAATTGGTTATTGCTGATAGCATCGAGGAAGGGGATAAGGATACTGCTAAGTGGTTCAAAGAAAAGACTGATAAGCGGTATAACCCTAAACATATGACTGAGGTAACTGGTGCTGATGGTGGAGCAATTAACATTGCTTTCAAGTGGGAAGATGAGTAGCGAAATCATAACAATCCCATACAAGCCACGCCCCATTTGGAAGAATGAAATCCACAAAGGGGTAGAGTCACATCGGTTCTCGGTGATTGTAGCCCATCGGCGGTTTGGCAAGACTGTTGGCAGTGTTAATCACATTATCAAGATGGCGTTAATGTGTTCACTGCCTAGCCCTCAATATGCGTATATCGCTCCGTTCCGTGTTCAGGCTAAGCAGATAGCTTGGGCATACCTCAAGTACTATACATCCGTGATTCCTAATCGGATTGTGAATGAATCGGAGCTATATGTTGAGTTGCCTACACTGCATAAGAATCGGCAAGGGGCAAGGATATATGTAAAGGGTGCTGATAACCCTGATAGCTTGCGCGGTGCTTACTGGGATGGAGTGATACTTGATGAATATGCACAGTTTAGACCTGAAGTATGGAACGAAGTTATTCGTCCGTCTCTATCAGATCGTAACGGCTGGGCTATATTTATTGGCACACCGAAAGGACAAAATGCCTTTTACGAAATGTACCAAAGAGGGGTAAGCGAACCTGATTGGTATACCTGTAAGTTCACAGTATCAGAATCTAAGTTGATACCTGATGATGAAATCGCTGATATGAAAGCATCGATGAGTGAGGATGCGATAAGGCAAGAGTTGTATTGTGACTTCACCGCATCAGCATTCAATGTGTTGATTCCGATTGACCTAATCAGCGATGGTGGAGCAACAGTGATAAAGCCTAATGATATGTTAGAAGCCCCTGTTGTGTTGGGTGTCGATGTGGCTCGGTTCGGTAGCGATAGATCAGTTATCGTGAGACGGCAGGGGTTATCCATGCATAAGCCGTTGGTGTTCAGTGGCGTTGATAATATGAGGCTAGCTGACATCATTGCTCGTGAAATCAACGAGCATAAACCTGATGCGGTATTCATTGATGCAGGTCGAGGTGAAGGTGTTATCGATAGGTTAAGACAACTTGGCTATAGAGTGTCTGAGATACCATTTGGTGGCAAGGCCCTTAAGGATAGCAAGTACACAAACCGAAGAGCTGAGATGTGGGATGCCATGGCTCAATGGCTAAGAGGTGGTGGCTCATTACCTGATGATGAAGAGCTATGCGCTGAACTCGCTATGCCTGAGTATGGATACGATGCTAAAGGCAGAATCCTGCTAGAAGCAAAAGACAAAATGAAAGAACGATGCGGTCGCTCCCCTGACTTGGCGGATGCGGCGGCACTTACATTCGCAACGCCTGTGCGAAAGCACATTGGTGTGAGTGCCACAAATAGGAAGCTGGTAGCCAATACGGACTATCAGCCTTTTTAGTATTTATAAGGGAAAGGAGAGTGCCTAATGAGTAAAGGTTTATTCGGTGGTGCATCTGCACCTGCTGCTATTAAAGTACCTGACCCAACACCTACGGCAGTAGCTGATAGTGGTCAAACAGGTGATAGCCTTGCTGCAGGACAAAAGAAGAAGAAACGAGGATTTGATTCCACTGTTTCTGATGCAACTATCTTGGGTAATGCAGGGCAAGACACTAAACGGACATTAGGGTAACGGATATGGCTAACACGATTTTGGGAAAGTCAAAGAAGACTGACAAAAAGGAAAAGCCTGTTGCTCGTGATTATGTTAAGTTACGGCAACGATTTAGTTCTCTGATGCAAAAACGGCAACGATACGAGAAGGTATGGAAAGACATCAAGCAGTATGAGTTGCCACATATCGGCATATTCGATGATGAGGAAGACCTGGCTAAGAATAAGACGGGGAAAATCTACAACTCGACAACCTGGGAAGCTTGCCAAATATTTGCTGCAGGTGTCATGAGTGGCTTAACCCCACCCAGTCGCCAATGGTTTAATCTGACCATGGATAATGCTCAAATGGCTGCTAATAGTGATGTGGCTAAGGTATTGGATGAACGGCAACAAATACTACAAGCAGTACTAGCTAAGTCCAACTTCTACACCACGGCATTTAGTTGCTACACGGAGCTTCCATATGGGCAAGCACCAATGGGGATTTTTACAGATCCTAAGTATGGTGTCCGCTATGTTCCATACACAATTGGTACATATGCTCTTGAGGCAGGTGCAAATGGTGAAATTAGTACATTCGCACGGCGGTTTAGAATGACCGCCTCGCAATTGGTAGAACAGTTTGGAACTGACAATTGTCCGCTGAATGTACTAAATGCATTCAAGTCCAGTAGTAGCTATAATCAGACATTCATTGTGAATTGGCTTGTTGAGCCAAACAGTGAACGGACTATTGGCGAAATTGGTCGCTCTAATATGCCTTATCGCTCAGTCTACTGGGTAGAGGGGCAAGAGACTGATAGAGCATTGTATGATGGTGGCTTTGAAGAGTTCCCAGTCCCTGTGGCTCGATACACTGTGGTGGGTCATGAAGCCTATGGCAAGGGTGCTGCATGGTTTGCATTAGATGATGCACGGATGCTACAAAAGCTTGAATATGACCATCTTATGGCAATTGAGTTGGGTGTTAAACCACCTATGCAAGCACCAAGTGGCATTATGGGGCAGGTTAACCTCTTCCCTGGTGGCATCACTGAGAGCGACACAGGTGAAATGGTTAAGCCTCTATTCGATGTGCGGCTTGATACCGCATCGCTTATGAACAAGATTCGTGAGACAGAAGACCGTATCAAGCGATTCTACTCAGCGGATTTGTTTATGATGATTGACCAAATCGAAGGTGGTCAAATGACTGCTAGAGAGGTCATGGAGCGGTCTCAAGAAAAGCTACAACAATTAGGACCTGTGGTCGAACGATTGTTATCTGAGTGGTTGAATCCAATCATCGAACGCACCTACAATATCTTGGATAGGGCAGGGATATTCCCTGAGCTGCCTGATGAATTGGCTCAAGAACTAGCTGATGCTGATGTAAAGATTGAGTACATCAGTCCGTTGGCCCAAGCACAGAAAATGAGTTCGCTCACTAATATCGAGCAGTTGCTTGGATTCGTGGCTAACGCAGCACAGTTTGACCAATCTATCCTAGGCAAGCTAGACCTTGTACAAGCGGTCAACATCTATGCTAATAGCTTGGGTGCGCCAGCTCCTATGCTGAAGTCTGATGAAGAGTTCCAACAAGCTTTGCAAGCTCAACAACAAGCTCAGCAACAAGCACAGGAACAACAACAGGCTATGCAAATGGCACAAGCAGCACCTCAAATGGCACAAGCTGCTAAGGTGGCTACAGAGGCGGCTAATGATGGCAACCCTGCATTACAAGAATGGTTAGGTATGTAGATGACAAAAGCGAATGTAACGGCTGAACAGAACACGAATAACGCACTCATGCGATACAAGCAACGAGAAAAGGACGAGCAATCGATTAGGGCTATCATGGCCACGGAGACTGGTCGATGGTTCATTACACGGCTATTAGATGCGACAGGCATTAATGCCAAGTCCTTTACTGGCAATAGCGAAACATTCTACCGAGAAGGCAAGAGAGCTATTGGTATCCATGTGTTGCGACAAATTGAAAGCTTAGGACTTGATGGCCTTAAGCTGAAACAACAGGCTGAAATGGAATATGCCAATCAACAGATTGAATGGCTGACACTAATTAATCAAAAGAAGGATGAACAATAATGGCAGAAGATACTTTGCTGGGCGGTCAACTTGACACTGATTCCGCCCAAGATGGTAACCAACCTGAAGTTGAACAACAAAGCACTAGCGACACTACGGCAACGGAAGAAACTGCTAGCACACCTGCACCAACTGTGCCCGAACAGTATGATTTCTCTGAAGCCGTTGGTGATCAGTTAGATGCTGAAACGGCAGCAAGCTTTTCTGATGTATTGAAATCTGTAGGGGCAACGCAAGAACAAGCCTCTGCGATTGCTAAATATGGTGTTGGTTATGCACAACAGATTGCTAACCAAGCCGTTCAATACCAAGAAGAGCAAGCGGCTAAACAATCTCAAGAATGGGCCGATGCCACACGAAAGGAGTTAGGTGCATCCTTTGATGACACTATTGCTCAATGTGGTACGGCAGTGGAATATCTCGAACGAGTTGTTCCTAACATTCGTGAGATTCTCAATGAAAATGGATTGGGTAACCGAGTAGAAGTAGTTCGTGCCTTTGCTAAAATCGGACAATTGGTATCCGAGGATAGAGGGCATGACACAAATGGCTTAGGCAGCGCACAAACGGCTGCTGACATTCTTTATGGTGGTAACAAATAATAAGGAGAAATTGAACAATGGGAATTATTGCAGAACAACGCCCTACACTTATGGATGTGGCATCTCGCACTGAGGACAACAAGATTGGCGCTATCGCTGAATTGTTGACCGAAAACAACGAAATTTTAACAGATATGGTTATGAAAGAAGGTAACCTTCCTACTGGTAACAAGACAACTGTACGGACTGGTTTGCCTCAAGCAACATGGCGTTTGCTTAACTATGGTGTACAACCTTCTAAATCCAAGACTGCACAAATCACTGATACTTGCGGTATGTTGGAAGCTTACGCAGAAGTGGATAAAGCATTGGCTGACCTTAACGGCAACACTTCTTCCTTCCGCTTGTCTGAAGATATGGCATTCTTGGAAGCCATGAACCAAGAAATGGCTAAGACTTTGTTCTACGGCGATACTTCCGTAGACCCTGAAAAGTTCGTAGGCCTCGCACCTCGTTACAACACATTGAATGCTAAGAAAGCAGAAACGGCTAAGAATGTGTTGGATGCAAAAGGGACTGCTAACCTTACATCTATCTACCTCGTTGTATGGGGTGCTAACACAGTACACGGCATCTTCCCTAAAGGGTCTACTGCTGGCTTGAAACATGACGATAAAGGCCAAGTAACTATTCAAGATGCTAATGGTGGTAACTATGAAGGCTACCGCACTCACTACAAATGGGATTTGGGTCTCACAGTTCGTGACTGGCGTTATGTAGTTCGTATCGCTAACATCGATGTGAACGCATTGACTAAGGATGCTTCCGCAGGTGCTGACCTCATCGACTTGATGACAACCGCTGAAGAACTTATTCCTAACCTTAACGCAGGCCGTGCTTGCTGGTATATGAACCGCCAAGTTCGCACCTTCTTGCGCAAACAAAAGAACAATGCGCATAAGTACCAAATCACTGAAGGCAACGAAGGTGGTAAGATTACAACCGAATTTGACGGCATTCCTGTACGCCGTGTAGATGCTCTCATTAACACTGAAGCACAAGTTCGATAGTATTAAATGTAAGACTATACCCACTCCCTTAACTGGGGGTGGGGTTATTACTAAAAAGGAGAAACAATATGATCTTGGATAAAGAGAATGCATTCTTTTATAAATCTGATTTGGCTAAAGGCACAACTGGTGATGTAGTATCTGTTGGCGGTGATGCCTACGAACAATGCTTCATCGTAGGCAATGTAGCAAAAGCATTGTCTGCGGCTGCAACAGTAACACTTACTACTTCTGATACGGCTGACATGGCTTCCCCTGTAACATTGGGTACATACACATTGGCAGCTGCAGCAGGGTCTGTGTTCGCAGCTCGCATTCCATTTGGCGTAAAGAAATATTTGCAAGCTAAAATTACTGGTGCTACCACTGGTACTTGCACAGTAGCAGTAGCAATGGATGTTGCCATTTCTCGCTAGGGGGTAATTATGGAATATATTGCATTATGTGATTCCTATGGGTTTGCAGGTGGCTATGTTAAAGAAGGCGAAACTGTAACCATTACGGATAAGCAAAAGAAAGAATATGATCCTAAATACTTTGAAGCATTGTTTGCACCTGTTGGTGGAGTAGAAGAACCTGCTCCTGCGGAAGTAAATGATGCTCCTGTAGAAGAACCTACAGTAAGTGAATAACAGAATAGGGGCGGTGAAAACTGCCCCTTATTTTTATTTGTGAGGCGACAAGATGACTAAAACAGACATTTGCAACCTAGCACTTTCCTATATAGGGCAAGGCATGATTGCATCAATTGAAGCAAACAACGAATCTGCTCGCCAGTGTAGATTGCATTATGACAACACTCGAAAGCTATTGCTCAGACAGTATGAATGGTCTTTTGCCAGAAAGCATGAGCCATTGGCTTTGGTGAACACTGAAATCAATGGGTATAAATACATTTACTTGTACCCTGAAAAGTGCCTTAAGATGCTTGCTATCTTGGATAACCACAACGCCTTTGATGCCTTCCGTCAAAAGGAGTTTGAGGTATTCAATATGGATAACAATACCAAGGTAATTGCCTCTAATGTGGAGTTGGCATACATCGACTATGTGTATGACATTACAGACTGTGACATCTTCGATAGCTTGTTCCTGGAAGCATTGGCAAGAAAGCTTGCGTCCAATCTCGCAGTACCACTGTTAGGTAATGAATCTACTGCAGACAGGAACTACAAAATGTACCAGGCAGCACTCGAAGAAGCCAAATCTTTGACTGCTAAAGAACGCAAGGCACAAGTCGAGTATCCTAGTCTGTATGCATCTGTACGAGGTGGCGACTAATGGCACTGACACCTTTATTTACAATTCAACCAGCCTTTACTAGCGGAGAAATCTCTGATGAAGTGAATAGCCGTGTTGACCTTGACCAATATAAATCGGCGTTGCTATTGGCTCAAAATGCGGTTATTCGTCCTTTCGGCTCTGTGTGTAAAAGACAGGGAGCTCGATATATAGCTGATGCAAAGTATCATGATAAACCGATTCGGTTAGAAGAATTCACCGCATCAGGCAATGTATCATTCCTTCTTGAGTTCGGTGTTAAATACTTCCGTGTATATCAAATGGGTAAGCTCTTAGCTGAGGTTGAGACAGTATTTGATGAGACGGATATTCCTAACCTTCACTTCAATCAATCGGCTGATACCATGTTCATTTGTAGTGGTGAAAAGCCTGTGCAAGCTCTTCAACGGATTACAGATACGCAATGGACAATCCGTGAGTATGCACTCAATCCTATGCCGTTTGATGACATCAACACAGACAAAGGGAGCAAGCTCAAGGTAGCTAACAACAAACTGACTGCTAGTGTTGATATGTTCACTGAGGAAATGGTGGGAGACCAATTCAAAGTCTTACATACAATTCCAATGCAGAGCTTTACCGCATCAGGGCAGACCTATGAACGGCATATTGATGTGGCGGATTATGAGGTCGAAGATGGCAAGGTATCCTGGTCTATTACCACACACGGAACATGGACTGGGTCTGTAACCATTCAGACATCGGAAGATGGTGGCAATACTTGGCTTGATTACAAAATCTATAAATCTAAGAATGATACGAATGTAACGGATAGCGGTACATTTATCAATACATATACAACTAGTCGAGTAGTTACCCACATTGAGAGTGGCAATAATACATTCGAGTATAAGATACATTCACACACTGGCTTTGGTATCGTCCGCATCAAAAAGGTGTTATCCCCTAGAGAAGCGGAAGTAGATTATATCTTGAAACCTGCCAAGGATACTGAAACATATCTATGGAACAGGGGATCATATGGCAAGTCTCATGGCTACCCTAAGATGTCTGTATTCTTCCAAGACCGATTGGTGTTTGCTAACACAAAGAAAGGTTCTAACAAGATATGGATGAGCCGTACAGGCGACTATCCTAACTTCGGCATTGAAAAGGCATCAGGGACATTGACTGATGATAGTGCTATTACATTGAGCATCATCAACCGCAAGCTATTTAGTGTTAGACACCTAGTACCAGCGACTGACCTTATCATTCTGACAGATGGTAATGAGTGGATTATCAGCGGCGGCAAAACAGTAACTCCTAATGATATATCCCCTCGGATTCAGACCCAATTCGGTGCAGCAAAGGCACAGCCTGAGTATATTGGCAATCGGTGCGTATTCGTAACTGACAGGGGTAACAATGTCCGTGATATGGCTTATGACTATACACGAGATGGCTATTCAGGCAATGACCTATCTATCTTGGCTAAGGACACATTACGAGATGTGAAGTTACTGAAATCCACTTATGTACAGAACCCTGATAGCATTATTTGCTATGTGGGTGATGATGGCATCTTGCGGTGCATGACATATATCGCAGAAGAACGAGTGAATGGGTGGTCTCGCTACATGACAGATGGCAAGTTTATCGATTGTGAAGCGGTGGCAGAACATGAGAATGATGCTTTATATGTTGTGGTGGAGCGAACCATTGGCGGTATTGCTAAGCGGTACATCGAAAAGCTAGAAGCACTCACTACCTATAAGGTTGGCGACAATTTCTTCTTAGATTCCTTTGTCCATGAATCCCATGACGAGAATGTATCTAGTATTCGTGCTAATCACTTGACTGGTAAAGAAGTAACCATTGTGGTGGATGGCGTTGTCCACCCTAAGCAAGTAGTTCCCAGCAGTGGCGTTGTCGAGCTGACAACAAAAGGTAAAGACATCCTTGTGGGCCTTGATTTCGAGTTCAGAATCGAACAACCGACCTTTGAGATGCAACTCAATGACGGCACGATTCAGGGGCGGTTTATGCGCCTCAATGGAGCGATACTCCGATTGGTTAACTCTAAAGGCGGTCAATGTGGCCATAATTTTGAAACTATGGATGACATAGAAACTATGGATGAAGATGGCTATTACACTGGTGACTACGATGTCACATTCCCTCAAGGAAGCAATGGATTCAACGAACAGTGCCATGTATGTATTAGACACAATGAGCCGTATCCCTTTAATTTAAAAGCAATTATCCGTAATCTTAGCTATGGTGGCGGTCGACATGAAAACATTAATCGAGGCGTATAACCCTACGAAACATGACAATGATATTGAGTGGCTATCACACAATCTGAGGGATATGGATTTACTGGAGCTGAGAGAGAAAGGCAAATGGGATGGATACAACCAACTACAAGATGCCTTCTCTCAACCAGGCTATAAAAATTATTGCGTGTACCTAGAAAGTGGGGAAATGCTCGGTGTGTTCGGCATATCTGAGCGACCACTATATATGGATATGCACTGTATATGGTTCATGGGATCTACCATACTAGAACACAACTTTGCAGCAAAGAGAGCTTTTATTCAAGGCTCTAAGAAGATATTGCAACAGTGGGTAAAAGAATATGGGCGATTGTTTAACTACGCACACAGAGCGAATAAGCTAATCGTGGCATGGTTACAATCGGTTGGTGCAGCCTTTTATGACACAGAAGATAAAGATTACAAACTATTTATTATAGATTGAAAAAGGGGGAAATGCGTATGTGTATGCCAGTAGCAATGGCACTCACTGGTGTATCGACACTCATGGGCATACAGTCGGCTCGGCAACAAGCTAATGCACAGGCTGCTATGTATAATCAACAGGCGGCAGTAGCAGAGCAAAATGCTCGTATTAGTGCGGCCAAACAAAATCAAATTAATGATCAGTACCTTCAAGATAAGCAACGCATGGATGACAAGATGCGGTTGGTGGCAGGTCAGAATGCAGCTGAAGCAGGGTCTAGCAATCTAACAATGAGTGGCACACCGCTTCAATCGTTGGGTGCTTCCTATGATGCATACAATCAAGATGTAAATACTTGGGATACAAACAAGAATAATGCGATTTGGAATGAAAAAGTTAATGAAATCAACTACCTTAACCAAGCTAATTCCGCTCGTAGTGCAGCGGCGAATGCTAAGCAACAAGGCAATTTGTCTGCCTTGGCCACATTGATTGGTGGAGCTTCTTCCATGTATTCCTTGAAGCAACAATATGGCGGTGCGAAGAAGACAGGAACGCAAGGCTTTACTCGCTCTACAACTGATGGCCAAATTCGCACTGATGCGGTCGACCCTACAAAGGTGGATAACATCAGAGTTGTTAAGTATAACAAGACTAAATAATAGGGGGATGACAAGTGAAATTACAAAGTTATAACCCAAACGAAAAGCTAAACACCATCAATGCTCAGGTGGCTAACACTGGCAACGCCCTAGCTTATGGGGCTGATAAAAGTGGTGTGGATGCGTTGCAAAACTCTTTGTTAAAGGCGGCAAAGGTTGCTGATGATGAACATACAGAACGAATGAATGTTGCGTTCATGAATGCAGAAACCGATTATAATAAGCAAATTATAGACAAGCTATATAACGAAAAAGATGGTTTAGCTCATACGGAACTTGGTGGTGCAGCAGGATCTACGCAGAAGTTTTATGACGCGGAATCTGAGATTCGACAAAGTGTATTGAGCAAGTTACCTAACAATCGACTGGTGTACGAAAAGTTTAACAGGATGGCAGATGATTCTACTGTTCGCAACGGTCAAATGATGAATAATCATGAGTTTGACGAGAAAGAAAAGTATACCAATGTTACCTTTGATAACAACTTTGACACCATGAAAGATTTGGCTTCCCTGCAGTACAACAACGGAACAGGGTTACTTGCTTTGTCAAAAAACTTGAGAACCAACATCAACAATACATATGGATTCCGTGGTGAGCAATACACAAAAGATTTGTACAACCAAAAGATTGATGAAGTAGGGGCGCTCGTATTAGACCAACTTGATAGGCAACAAGACTTTTCAAATGTCAGCAAAATCACAGGCGTTCTCCGTGATATGGGTGTGAGTGAAGAGCTTGTACAAAAGCTAGAGGCTAAATCTCGGAAACAGGAAGCTGCGTTCGATGCTACTAATGGTGCGGCACAATATGCTGCTTCACACTGGGGTGGTGGCAAACCGCCTGCTAATGCAGCGGAAGTTGCATATAATGAAAAACTTGCAGAACTCAAGGCTAAACAAGCTAAAGGCGGACAACTCGATGCAAGTAAATTAAAAGCAGAATTTGAACGCACGAAAGGTAAGCCTTATTTAGAAGGTAGTGACGGCGTTAATGCTACTGATTGTGGTAAGTGGGTTCAGGATACGATGAACAACATTGGTGGTTATCGATTCTTGGGCAGAACTGCAGATGGTCAATATTATCAGCTTGAACAAGCAGGTATGATTTTTACTGATAAAAGTCAGCTACAACCTGGCGATACAGTTTATTGGAATGTACCAGGACATTCATATCCTGATACAGATGATATTAACCAAGCTGGCGACAATGGTAACGGAGCATACAAAGGTATATCTCATGTAGGCATTTATATGGGTGATGGTATGGTCGCTCAAGCTGGCACTAGTGGCGTTTCTGAAATTCCGCTCGATACATATCCGATAGTTGGTATGGGCAAAGTGGGTAGCTCAGGGAAGGTGCTAACTGATGGAGAAATCCAAGCACAAGCAAAAGCCTTTTCCGATGCAGTTGGAGCTAAAGCAGCGGCAGATTTACAAGTATACCAAAGAAATATAAGTGACCGAAAGAAAGCTATCTTACTTCAATTAGACCAAATGGATGCTAATGGAGCTACATCGCAAGAAAAGTTGAATTTCCTAAATAATGAAGCAGGTGATAACCCTGATTTACGAGCTGAACTACTTGGGAAAATTGGGTCTGAACGAAATGCCGTGAGACGAGAAGCTCAGGCTGCATCGTTAATTAGTACACAAGATTATGTCTATGTTCAGCAATATGCAGCTACACATTCGCTACAGGATACTATGGCTGAATTTGATCGTGTCCATCCAGGTGGAAGCATGACACAGGCACAGATGGATGGAATCATCAACATCACTGGTAACAGGGATAATGTGAAAGCATTGAAGTCTGAATATGGTGGTTATATCGAATCTGTTATCGATGCGAATAAACCTGATGGTGAAGCAGGAAATGTGTACGAGGCAGGTGTCTATGCGAATATTGGCAAACAAAGAGCTGCATGGCAAGACGAACATGGATATGACCCTGGGCCTGAAACCGTTCGACAAATGGCAGCTGATGCCGTTGTGAGCCAAACCACATACCAACCTGGTGGAGATGGCGCACTTACATACACCGCAGCACAACTCACTGGTCTTGGAATTACAAATTTATCTTGGGTTGGAAACGAAGGATATATGCAAGCTACATTCAATAATGGCGACACAGAAACAATGCCATATTGGGAATGGAGTAAACGCATGAATGGAGAATAATTATGCCTGATGAAATGAAGACAGTCGCCAATAATGGCATCTATCAAAAAGATTATACAGTTGCAGGGACGATTGAAGGCGGCCCTGCCCCTAAAGGGGTATGGGACAGAATCAAAGATACGGCAAGTGAATTAGGGCAGCGGATGGATTCTGTTAATACAACATTGACAGACCCTAACGCCAATACTGTTGATAAAGTAAAATCAATTGCTGGCCTTACTGATGGATTCTTAGGTCTTCATGATTCTATGAATGCAACCACTCAATACCTAGAACCATATACAATGAGCCGTGCTAATGATAATAATTTGGCTGGGTATTTATATGCTCGTGTGTATGCAAAGCCTAATTATGATTCTGTTAAACGAGATAAAGCAATTGAAATCGGCAATAAACTGGATATAAATCCTGACATTATTTTATCTGCCAGTGATGACGGCTTTGCTCGTGCCATTGACATCTCTAATCAAATGGATAGAGGCAGAACTTATGAGGATGTCACAAAGCAATACCCTGAATTATTAAATATGCGTTATGGGTCTCTTGCTAGTGCGGAACAGACTTTTGACAATGTGCAGAACATTAATAAAACAAGAGGTGTATTCGACAGTATCCAACAATCATTATGGGCTATGAATGACCAAATGTTGCTAGGCTATGCAGGGTACAAATTGGCTGGCACAAAAGACGAAGGCGAACGGCAAGATATTCTAAAAGAAATCGACCGTCTTCAAAATAACTTGCAAAACTACCGACAAACAGACACTTCTGATATGGGGTCTAAGATCATAGGCGACAGTTTAGCTCAAGGCTATATGATGGGTGTCCAAGCTATCAAAGGGGCTAATCGTGCGGCCCAAGGTATGGCTGCAGGCATTGGCCTTGGTGCGGTAGGTGGTGCAGCGGTTGGTGGCATTGGTGCTGCTCCAGGTGCAGTGGCAGGTGGCTTGTCAGGTCTTACATATGGTGCACAAGTTGGCATGGCAGAACAAATGTATCAAACCTCTTTTGGGTCTAAGTACATTGAGCTTATTCAAAAGAAAGATGCTAATGGCAATAATGTGTACTCACATGACGAAGCATATAGCATGGCTCAAAAGTTTGCGGCGATTGATACAGGTATTGAATTCTACGCAATGAAGCTTGGTGTTAAGGCAGTTACTAAAGCTACCCCTGCTAGCCATATGGCAGCACAAGCCATCACTACAGGTGTAGATACTACAGTAGCCACCATGAATAAAGGCATGGGGGCAGTAGTTGGTCAAGCGATGAAGCGAGGCGTACAAGCAGGTATTCCTGAACTAGTCGAAGAAGGATTGCAAGATGCCAACGAAAAAATACAACATAACTTGTTCCGCAAAGATAATGACCCTGAAGGCACTTACTCTGTAGGCGACATCGCTAGCGGTGCGTTGGGTGCTATGGCACAAGCAGCACCTTCCGTTATCGGCTTGACTGGTCTAGGCGGTCTAGCTGGTGGGATTCGTGTGGCACATGATCTTCGCAAGTGGAACAGTCTTACTGTTGAACAACAAAATGCGGCACTTCAAGCTGAACAGAATCGTAACGCACAAACCTTAATGGCAAACATCCGTAACGATGCCAAGACAAATAAATTGGCGAAGGACAACCCTGAAGTTTATGGGCAGTTGGTACAAAAGTATGCACAGAATGCACAAGTACCGACTGCCTATGTTAATGTCCACGAATTGGTGGAAACTCCTGAAGGACAAAATGCAATTCGTGAAATGGTAGATGCTGGGATTGTAAGTGACGAAGATGTCGCTAAGTCGATTGAAGCAGAAACTCCAATTGAAGTGCCATTGGGTCAATTCGCACAAAAGGCAACTAACTTGTCCGATAATGCGATGGAAGCTATGAAAGACACTACCTACTACACAGAAGGTGGTCGCTCTATGCAAACAATCGAAAAGGATAAAGAAGCATATGCTCAAGCTCAACAAGATGTCTCCAATGAGTTAAAGAATCATAAGGCAAATGTAAAGCAAGAAATTATTGCCGAGCATTTCCCTGATGCGACCGAATCTCAAAAAGAAGTCTTGAATGAAGTCTTAGATACTCCTGATGATGTGAAACGGACATACAATGCGGCGGTTTTACAAGCTCAAACTGATTTCCGTGAGAAATATAACAGTGAGTACCAAAATTTCCAAATGGCCAAGAAAAATGGCTTTGATATTTCGCCTGAGAGCGAAGATAGAGATGGTTCTAATGTAACTATAGCGGAGAAAGAGCGAATGGCTGTTATAGACTACAATAGACACCTAGAATTGGAAATGGCTAAAAATGACCCTGATGCCACTGAAATTATCAATCAAAAGTACGATAATATGGCAAAAGAAGCCAAAGCAATCAGTGAATTGGAATCCATGAGTGAGCATATCGATAAAATTGCTGATGGCGAAGTGGCTATGCGGATGAATTTCAGCAAAGATGGTTACCAAGTATTCCAAGATGTGTATAAGGCGCTGAAGCAATCTCCGAATGCAGAGGTAGCTGCTCAAGCTAAACATGGTGCGTTGTTGTTCGCATCTCATGCCGATGTAATGGCTAACATTATGCAAAAGGCAGGGAAGAGTGATTTCACCGCTAAAGACTACATGAACCAGTACATCAGAATACAAACAGGCGAGAAAGGTATCGGTAGTGGATTCGCTCAACCGCTTAATCCTGGTGTTGACCCTAATACAAAGGTAAATATTATTGATATTACAATTCCAGGCAATCATAAAGTCAATTTTATGTCACAACAAGAGTTAGTTAAATATGTACGATCTAATTCAACTGGAACAGTTCTATCCAAGGATAAACTTGCAAGTATAGGGATAAAGGACTATCAAGGTGCTAAACATTTAGCATGGAATTTCACTAAACGGAATAAAGGTGTTCATCGTGCATCTCTAACTAACTTAAAGTCACTCATTGAGAATGCCGTATTAATTGAGAGTGAAAAAAACAATAAAAAAGACTTCAATATGCCAATCTCTAAAACACAGAGCCGGAAAAATGAAGTCGAAGTTTACCATAGATTTTACACGCCTGTAATATTTGGTAATTCTATATATGTAGTGAGATTGGTCGGCGAAGAGCGGCAAAACAAAATCACAATTAACCCTACTAAAATAGATTTATATAGTATAGTTGTTGAAAATAAAAATAGGAGTATAGGTTACGATCGAACTAGCGATAATAGTGTAACCCATACTCCTTCTACAATCACTATACAAGAAATGCTAAAAGGTGTCAATGAC